GGATATCGCATCCCCTTAGTGAGGTGTTTGCTTTGTGTCTTGCTTTCATCCCATGTTGGCAGTAAGTACTGGTTTGAATTCCAACGGTAAGCGTGATATTAAATTCGTTTCTGGCCCTACCGAGTGGGAATCTTACCCGCCTAACGCTCGCCTAAAGATTCCCTGTGGTCGTTGTGTTGGTTGTCGCCTTGAGCGCTCCCGTCAATGGGCTAACCGTTGTATGTTGGAATTGCAGTATCATGAGTCAAGTTACTTTGTCACGCTGACTTATGATGATGACCATGTTCCTGTGACGTATTATTCTGAGAATGATGATGGTGAAGCTCGTAGTGGTTTAACGCTTCGTTCTCGTGATCTCCAGCTTTTTATGAAACGATTGAGAAAGGAACATTCATATGAGCGTTTACGCTTCTTTGCCTGTGGCGAGTATGGGTCTACTACTTATCGCCCTCATTATCACGCAATTATTTTTGGACTCACTCTCGACGATCTGCGACCCTACAAACGTAGCCCCCAAAACTATGATTATTTCATTAGTGATTCTCTTGCTAAGTGTTGGGGTCTCGGCTTTGTTGTGGTCGGTGCCGTAACATGGGAGACTTGCGCATATACTGCTCGCTATATTATGAAAAAAGCTCTCGGTGAAGGTTCTGAAGTATATGAGCGTTTTAATATCGAACCTGAGTTTGTGAGAATGTCTCGTAAGCCCGGCATTGCTTATCAGTATTATGCTGACCATCCCGATTTGTATCAGTATGAATATATCAATCTCCCTACCGATAAGGGTCAGTTGAAATTTCGCCCGCCTCGTTATTATGACCGCCTTTTTGATGTTGATAATCCCGAGCAGATGGCAAGGATAAAGGCCAAGCGCCAGCACGCCGCGTTGGTAGATGCTCATAACAAGTCCCTGCAAACGTCTCTTATTGAGCTTGATCGTCTTGCGGTTGAAGAGGCCGCTTTGACGGCTCGCATAAAATCTCTTGAAAGGAAGTTGTAAAAATGCGTAAGAAGACTAAACCCAAGTTGGACAACAAAATTTTCCGTCGCACCGCTGCTCACAGTAAGAAGATTAACATTGACCCTAAAATTTTTCGTGGAGGTATTCGTTTATGAAACTTGGACTCTATTCTATCAAGGACGCCAAGACCGGCTTTATGACTCCTGTGCTTGAGCAGGGCGACCCCGCCGCCCTTCGTAACTTCGCTCATGCTGTGAATCAGCCTGGTTCTATCATGCATGACTGTCCCAACGATTTCTCTCTTTTCAAGGTCGCGAACTTCGATACCGATAAAGGTATCGACCCCGTGACCAGCCCTATTCTCATCGTTGATGCCTCGGAGGTGTTGCGCAATGGCTAAGAAGCTGTTACATATTTTCGGCGCTTTTGTGCTGAAATTCTTCTCCCGCGAAAACGTGTCTGCGCTGGTTGACCAGCTGCTTGATGCTCTCTATGAGAGAGGAGATGGAAACAAAGATGTTTGATACCCAGTTTACCCCGCATAATCGCATCGCTGCCAATCCTGGCTCACCTGTCAAGGTGCTTTACCGTGGCATGTATGATGCCAACGGCCGCGTTGTGTTGGAGAAGAAAGGTGAAGAAAATCTGTATGACTATATCCAGTCTTTTCGTGACTCGGTTGATCTCAACGTTATCCTCGCCCGCTTCACCAATGGCGACCTGGAAGCCCTTAATAAGGCTCAGGGCTTTTATGCAGACGTGACCGATTTTCCTACGAATATGGCTGATGCTCTTAACCGTATCAATCAGGCCGAAGAGATGTTCAAGGCCCTCCCGCTTGAGACTCGCCAGAAGTTTGACTGTTCTTTTGAGCAATTTTTAGCTCAGTCTGGTACTGAAGATTGGTTGTCTAAGATGGGCTTTGTGACCTCTGCGCCGGTAGAGTCCGAGACCCCACCTGCGCCGGTTTTGCCTGATGCTGTAAAGGAGATCAAGAATGAATCGTAATGTTGAATCGCATTTTGCGCTGAATCCGACTCGTATTGATATGTCCCGTTCGACGTTTGATCGTTCGGCCTCTGTCAAGACTTCTTTTAATGTCGGTGATATCGTCCCTTTTTTCCTCGAAGAGGTGCTCCCCGGCGATACGTTCAATGTACGTACTTTCAAAGTTGTGCGTATGCAGACCCTTCTTACGCCGATGATGGACAATGTCTACCTTGATTCGTACTTTTTCTTTGTTCCGAATCGTCTTGTTTGGAATCACTGGAAGGAGTTTAATGGTGAAAACACTGAAAGCGCGTGGATACCCTCGACGGAGTATTCTGTACCTCAGATTACGTCGCCTTCCGCTGGTTGGTCTGTTGGTACTCTTGCCGATTATTTCGGCCTGCCTACAGGTGTCAGCGGTCTGAGTGTTTCCGCTTTGCCGTTTAGAGCGTATGCCCTCGTTATGAATGAGTGGTTTCGCGATCAGAATTTGCAAGACCCTCTCGTTGTGCCGGTTGATGACGCTACGGTCGTTGGCGTGAATACCGGTAACTTTGTGACCGATTGTGCGAAAGGTGGTTTGCCTTATATCGCTGCCAAGTATCACGATTATTTCACGTCCTGTCTTCCCAGCCCGCAGAAAGGACCTGATGTGACCCTTTCGGTTGCTTCTCAGGGTGATCTTCCTGTCGTTGCTAAGTCGTCTGTGGTTCCATATACTTCTTGGCCTGGTGCTAATAACAGTAAGCAGCCGTTATCTGTTATGATTGATGGTAATGGTAAGTGGAATGACATTGGAGATGGTGACCTCGGTGTTGTCGGTAATAAGATGCAGATTGATACTGTCGCTACTTGGAAAGGTGGCTTTAATGCTGTTCCTAATAATCTTTGGGCTGTGAATTCTGGCAATGCTATTATTGCTACTATTAATCAGCTTCGTATGGCGTTTCAGATTCAGAAGCTCTACGAGCGTGATGCCCGCGGCGGTACCCGTTATATTGAGGTTCTTAAGTCTCATTTCGGTGTGACTTCCCCCGACGCTCGCTTACAGCGTCCCGAGTATCTCGGTGGTAACCGTGTTCCGATCAATGTAAATCAGGTCATTCAGCAGTCCGGTACCGGTGCCGGTGCCGATACTCCGCAAGGTACTGTTGTTGGTATGTCTCAGACTACGGACTCTAATCACGATTTTATGAAGTCGTTTACCGAGCACGGCTATATTATCGGTGTTATGGTTGCCCGTTATGATCATACTTATCAGCAGGGTATTGAGCGTCATTGGTCTCGTAAGACGCGCTTTGACTACTATTGGCCGGTCTTCGCCAATATCGGCGAGCAGGCTGTTCTTAACAAGGAAATCTTTGCGCAGGGTACCGCAAAGGACGATGAGGTTTTCGGTTATCAGGAAGCATGGTCTGACTATCGTTATAAGCCTAATCGCGTGACTGGTGAGATGCGTTCGGCCTATGAACAGTCTCTTGATGTTTGGCATTTGGCGGATGACTACGCGAGTCTTCCGTCACTGTCTGATAGTTGGATTCGTGAGGACAAGAATACCGTAGACCGTGTTCTTGCTGTTAAGTCTTCTGTTTCTGACCAGCTTTTCGCCGATATCTATGTTTCTAATCGTGCTACGCGCCCGATGCCGATGTATTCTATTCCCGGCCTTATTGACCATCACTAAATATCATGTTATAGTGGGGGCTGTCGCCCCCACTTTTTTTGAAAGGAGATTTATATGTCTGATTTTTCTGAGGCTTTGAATACCGGTGCGAATCAGATTGCCCATATGCAGGGTGTTGCTCAAGCAAATAATGCTTGGTCTGCCGGACAGGCTCAAATTCAACGCGAATGGCAGGAACAGCAGAATGCTAAGGCTATGGCTTTCAATCAGAATGAGGCCGCTAAAAATCGCAACTGGCAGGAGATGCTTTCTAACACTGCTCATCAACGTGAAGTGCGTGATCTTATGGCGGCCGGTCTTAATCCGGTGCTATCTGCCATGAATGGAAATGGCGCGTCTGTTGGTTCCGGTGCTACTGCTCAAGGTGTGACTTCCCAAGGTGCGAAAGGTGATACGGATACTTCCGCTAATGGTGCAATTGCAAATTTGCTCGGTTCTATTCTATCCGCTCAGACTCAAATAGAGGCCGCTAATATCAACGCTAAGACACAGGAAGCTGTTGCTGATAAGTATACTGCTATGGAGCGCATTGTTTCTGAGATTTCTGCAGAGGCTTCGCGCTATGGTGCTGATACCTCTGCCGCCGCTTCTCGCTATGGAGCTGATAAGAGCGCTTCCGCTTCCCGTTATCATTCTGATCGTAGTTATGAGGCTTCGCGTTATGGTGCTGACCGTTCGGCTGCTGCTTCTATGTTTGGTTCGTCTCAAGCTGCCAGTGCTTCCCGTTATGCGTCTGATCAGGCCGCAGCTGCTTCTCGCTATGGTGCTGATATGTCTTATAAGCAGCTTAATGATTTCGGTCGTGGTGAGACTTCTTCTATGATTGGCATGATTGCAAATCGTCTTCCCGGTATTGTTGATGCTGCTAAGAATCGTACTGGTTTCTTTGGTACCAAGAAGTTTGGTAAAGATAAAAATCGTGTTGGAGGTTTTAAGTGAGTTCGGATTTTGTTATGGTCTTTTTGCTGTTGGCTGCTCTTTTAGTTCCTGCGGTCTCTTTTGTTGCCGTTGTGATCGCTGTTATTCGATGGCTTAATAGACATTAAGAAATCAATTATTTTTATAAAGGAAGCGAAGCGAGTCGCGCCCCTGCGCCAAGCTCCGCTTCTTTTTTGCACTCCTTGCCAAAATGGTATGCAGTTTCTTTTTGCATAAAATCTCGGCTGCCGTATCGCATGCCGAACTCGTGCCCATTACTCTTCTTGATGTAATGGGCACGAGTGACACCAAGACACGCAAACTTTCGTCCATATTCTTAAATAGCTACCTAAATTATTTAATAAATATACGAATATACGTTAAATCTATATTGACATAAAATAAAAAATAGTCTATATTATAAATAAAGTTATAAAAGTACTTAAAAATTAAGAGGATATCGCATCCCCTTAG